GGAGGGGGCGATGCATGATGATCAAGATGATCAGGATGAAAACCCCGGGAAAGAGAGCGTAGCGGAGCAGATGGCCGCACTTGCAGAACCGCCTAAGATGCACAAGAGAGCAGTGATTGAAGAGTTCAGGGTCAAAGACCTGACCAGCAGTCAACTGACATTCGCTCAGTGCCTGATAGAGGGAAAAACATACAAAGATGCTTACAGGCAAAGCTACCCAAATGCCCAAGGGGCAGATGCAACGATCATGGCGGCGGCTTATAAGCTTGCCAAAGATGAGCGCATCACCAAGATGCGCCAAGATGCATGGGAGATGACGGCGGACAACTTGATCCAGGACAATGCGGCGACTAGAAGGTATGTCATGGCTCAGTTGATTGCGCACAGCAAGAGCGCTCAAACTGATGCTGTTCGTATCAAAGCATTGGAACTAATGGGCAAAGCCATTGGTCTATTTACAGATCGCACTGACCTGGATGCCAAGCAATCTACACCAGAGCAACTCAAGCGTGAACTCGCAGGGCATCTCAAGTTACTAGAGCGCAAGCGAGCGTGACGCTACAGAGCGAGAGACCAGTAGAGCGCAAGGGGGCGATGTGCGTTTAAACGGCGCTGAGCGTGCCCCACTACACCGGGGGAGACCGTAACAGGCCGCTTCGACCCCTCCACCGCTTACGCACTAATCCACTCCTCCAATTCCCTCAAATCACAATACCCCCCCTTCATTCCAAATCACACACCCCCGGGGTATATATAAAAAAAATAAGAATTGCAATTGTTCGTGCGAACAGTTATAGTTTAAACACGGAGGGTATATGACTGACAGAGCGCAGATGGTTTTAGAGTTTATTAAGGCTTACATCAAGCTTCATCGTGCGCCTCCATCATATGAAGCCATTGCCAAAGCAATGGGCCTGAAATCCAGATCAAATATATGCAGAATCGTACATACCTTGGAGCGTGAAGGTCACTTGTCAAGAAAGCCAAGAAAGTTCCATTCGATCCGGGTTATGGATAAGTCGGTCAGGGACATTGTGAGCCTATGAGCTTGCTCACCAAGAATGAGATCAACTCCTATTTGAAGGTGCTGGATAAGCTACCTCTGGCCGAGCAGAATAAGGTCAGGCAGCTTTTGGAGTTGGACAGGGTTGAGAGGTGCAGGGAGTCGTTCCTGTTCTTTGTCAAACAGATGTGGCCCGGGTTTATATCTGGAAAACACCATGGAATCATGGCAGAAGCTTTTGAGAGGGTTGTCTCTGGAGAGCTTAAGAGGTTAATCATCAATATGCCTCCAAGGCACACAAAGAGTGAGTTTGCTTCGTTTCTGTTGCCATCATGGTTTCTAGGTAAATACCCTGAGAAGAAGATTATTCAGACAGCACACACCGCAGAGTTGTCTGTGGGCTTTGGCCGTAAGGTGAGGAATCTGGTGTCTTCTGAGGATTTTCAGAAGGTGTTTGCCACAAGGTTATCCACAGATTCCAAGGCCGCTGGCCGTTGGAATACCGACAAAGGTGGGGATTACTTTGCTATTGGTGTTGGTGGTGCGGTGACCGGTAAGGGTGCTGATCTTTTGATCATTGATGACCCTCATTCTGAACAAGAAGCCAAGCAGGGGAACCCTGCGGTCTATGACAATGTGTATGAGTGGTACACATCTGGGCCAAGGCAGCGTTTACAACCCGGCGGGGCAATCATCATTGTGATGACACGCTGGTCAAAGAAGGATCTGTCAGGCCAGATCCTTAAAAACTCTGAAAAAGACGGTGTAAACGAGTGGGAAGTGATCGATTTCCCAGCAATTTTGCCATCTGGAACACCTCTGTGGCCTGCATTTTGGAAAAAAGAGGAGCTTGAAGCCCTCAAAGCTGAACTCCCAGTGTCTAAATGGGAGGCGCAGTACCAACAAAATCCCACATCCGAAGAGGGTGCGATCATTAAGCGGGATCAGTGGATGATCTGGAAAGAAGAGCATGCCCCTGATTGTGAATACATCATCCAATCCTGGGATACGGCCTTTGAGAAGTCCAACCGATCTGACTATTCGGCCTGTACAACCTGGGGTGTCTTCTATCACCCGGATAAATCCGGGGATCTGAAGCCCAATATCATCTGCCTTGACGCATTTAAACGCAGGATGGAGTTCCCGGAACTTAAGAAAAAGGCTTTTGATATGTGGAAGGAGTGGAATCCAGACACATTGATTGTGGAAAAGAAGGCCGCTGGCGCTCCTTTGATCTATGAACTCCGAAAGATTGGAATACCGCTTGAGGAATATACACCGAGCAAAGGAAACGATAAGATAGCCCGTGTAAACGCTGTTTCTGATCTGTTTGCTTCAGGAGTGGTCTGGTGTCCAGAAACAAGATGGGCCGATGAGTTAATGGAAGAGTTGGCCTCATTCCCAAATGGAGACCACGATGACCTTGTGGATGCATCAAGTCAGGCGTTGCTGCGGTTCAGACGGGGTGGATTCATCGCTATCAGTTCAGATGAAGCTGATGAGCCGATGTATCACAGAAAAATGACCTATTACTAAGGATTTGTATGGCAACCAACATTGATAAAGCTCTCTATTCCAATATAAGCATGGGTATCGCCTCAGAGGAGCCTGATATTGAAATTGAGGTTGAAAATCCCGATTCCATGGTGATCTCAGGCGGCGGTATCACTATTGAGCTTGAGCCAGAGGGTGAATCCTCCGATGATTTCAATGCCAATCTGGCAGAAGAAATGGATGAAGGAGCCTTAGCCACTGTTGGCTCCGAACTCTTGGAGCTTGTCACCGCAGACATCGACAGCCGCAAAGATTGGGCCGACACATTCGTTAAAGGCTTGGAGGTTCTTGGCCTTAAATATGAGGAGCGCACCGAGCCTTGGTCAGGAGCTTGTGGTGTTTATTCCACAGTTCTGACCGAAGCGGCCATTCGCTTTCAGTCTGAGTCAATCATGGAGACATTCCCGGCCCAAGGCCCGGTCAAGACTCAAATCATTGGCGCAATCTCTCAATTGAAAGAAGAGGCAGCGGTTCGGGTTCGTGAAGACATGAACTACAAGATGACCGAAGAAATGCCTGAGTATCGCCCTGAGCATGAGCGCATGCTCTTCTCTTTGGGTCTGGCTGGATCGGCTTTTAAGAAGGTGTACAAAGACCCGGCCCTTGGCCGTCAGGTCTCCATCTTCATCCCCGCAGAGGATGTGATCGTTCCCTACGGAACATCAAACCTGAAGGTGGCAGAGCGTGTTACCCACATAATGCGCAAGACCAAGAATGAGATCCGTAAACTTCAGGTCAGTGGCTTCTACAGAGATATTGAGTTGGGTGACCCCATCAATGTCTTGACCGACATTGAAAAGAAAAAAGCAGATCAGCAAGGCTACAAAGCCTCAGATGATGACCGCTACCAACTCCTAGAAGTCCATGTGGACATGGAGATTGAGGGCTATGAGGATACAGACGAAGATGGTGAAGAGACCGGAATCGCCCTTCCATATGTCATCACAGTCGAGCGCGGAACCAATGAGGTGTTGGCAATTCGCCGCAATTGGAATCCAGAGGATCCTCTCAAAATCCGCAGGCAACACTTCGTTGACTATTGCTACATCCCCGGGTTTGGCTTTTATGGCCTTGGATTGATCCACATCATTGGTGGATACGCCCGCGCAGGAACCTCAATCATTCGCCAATTGGTGGATGCAGGGACACTGTCAAACCTCCCTGGCGGCTTAAAAGCCCGTGGAATGCGGATTAAGGGTGATGACACCCCCATCCAGCCCGGTGAATTTAGGGATGTGGATGTCCCCAGTGGGGCCATTAAAGATAACGTGATGACGCTCCCCTACAAGGAGCCAAGCCAAGTTTTGATGTCTTTGCTGGACAAGATCACCGAAGAGGGCCGCAGACTTGGGGCCATATCGGACATGAACATCTCCGACATGAGTTCCAATGCTCCAGTTGGAACCACGCTGGCGCTGTTGGAAAGAACCCTGAAGACCATGAGCGCCGTGCAGGCGCGGGTGCATTATTCAATGAAGCAGGAGTTTAAACTGCTCAAAGAAATCATCCGCGACTACACCCCTCAGAAATACGACTACGATCCCATTGAAGGTGACCGCAAGGCCAAGCAGTCGGATTACGACATGGTCGAGGTTATCCCGGTCTCTGATCCCAACTCCAGCACGATGGCGCAGAGGATCATGCAGTATCAGGCCGTGATGCAGTTGGCCGCTCAAGCCCCGCAGATCTATAACCTACCCCAACTCCACCGCCAGATGATTGAGGTGTTGGGTGTCGCCAATGCAGACAAGCTGGTTCCCACGGAAGACGATCAAACCCCGAAGGATCCAATCAGCGAAAACATGGCATTCCTCAACGGAAAGCCAACCAAAGCCTTTATCTACCAAGATCACGAAGCCCACATCGGATCTCACACTGCGTTCATGCAGGATCCGTCCATCGCCGCCCAGATTGGACAGAACCCCATGGCCCAAAAGATGCAAGCACAGGCAATGGCGCATATTGCCGAACATCTGGCATTCCAATACCGCCGTCAGGTAGAGGAGCAAATTGGCGTGGCCCTGCCCGCCCCAGACGCACAACTCCCCGAGGATGTCGAAGTCCAAATCTCCAGGCTGGTTGCGCAAGGCTCTGCCCAGGTTCTCCAACTCAACAAGTCCAAAGCCCAGCAACAGCAGGCTCAGCAACAGGCCCAAGACCCACTCATTCAGATACAACAGAAAGAGCTTCAACTGCGCGGTACAGAAGTCCAAGCGAAGGCGCAAAAGATGCAATCAGATATTCAAATTGCCCAGCAAAAGCTGGCCTTAGACAAAGAAAAGGCCGCATCGCAGGCGCAGATTGAAATGGCGCGGATCCAGGAACAGACCCGCCAAAACAATCAAAAAGTTCAGGTTGATCTGTTTAAACGAGGCACAAAATGAATGAAGAGTACAAGATCCTGTCATATCTCACTCAACAGCTTGAGGAGAGAAAAACAGGTCTTTCAGAGAGTCTGGGTTCCGGGTCTGCGCAGGATTACCCGGCATACCGAGAAGTGTGCGGCCACATTCGGGGTCTACTGTTCGCACAATCCATCATCAACGACCTTGAACAACGCTTGGAGAAATTCATAGATGACTGAAATCCTTATAGGACAGACGCTTGATCCGCAAGGGCCAGTATCAGTTTTGCCTGAAACGGCAGATGAAAAGGCAAAGCAACTGCCTGAACCAGCAACATTTCACATCTTGTGTGTGTTGCCAGACATCAACGAAGAGTATGAGAGTGGCCTTGTAAAGGCCAATCAGACCGTGCATTACGAAGAGGTGCTGTCCCCGGTGCTTTTTGTCGTGAAGCTTGGCCCTGATGCCTACGGAGATGAGAAGCGATTTCCATCTGGCCCTTCATGCAAAGTTGGTGATTTTGTCCTTGTCCGGCCCAACACAGGAACCCGGATCAAGATTCATGGAAAAGAATTCCGAATGATCAATGATGACTCTGTCGAAGGTGTTGTCCAAGATCCTCGCGGAATAACTCGCGCATGAGGAAATGAATCATGGAAAAAATTGAGTTTGAGTTTCCCGATGAGGCTGAGGAGAAAAAATCCCGCCTTGGAAGCAAAGTTGTGCCTGTGGAGGATTCCGATCCACCAGAGGAAGACGATGATGAGATTGAAGTCGTTGACGATACCCCGGAAGAAGACCGTGGCAGAAAACCCATGGACACACCCCCGGAGGATCCTACCGATGAGGAGTTAGCCTCTTACAGCAAGCGTGACCGCAACAAGATTCGTGAGTTCCACAAGGCATATCACGATGAGCGCCGCGCTAAAGAGTCATCCCTGCGGGAGCGCGAGGAAGCTATTAAGCTTGCTCAAGCCCTGCATGATGAGAACCAAAAGCTTAAGGGTAACCTCAATGTGGGTCAGAACGCTTTATTGGAGCAAGCCAAGAAGGTTGTTGCCAATGAGGTGGAACAGGCCAAGATCAAATACAAAGCCGCCTACGAAAGTGGCGACTCTGAAGCTTTGGTCAACGCCCAGGATGACTTGACCACCGCCAAGATGAAGGCTGAACGTGTAAACAATTTTGTACCCAAGCCTTTACAGGTGGATGAAAATCCTGTACAAACCAGTTTAAACGCGCCTGTCGATCACAAAGCAGAAGATTGGAAACGCGCCAATCAATGGTTTGGGCAGGATCGGGAAATGACCGGCTACGCTCTTGCACTGCATGAGAAGCTGGTCTTGGAGGATGGCATAAGCCCTCAAAGCGAAGAATACTACCAACGCATCAATGGTAGGTTGCGCCAAGTGTTTCCAGAGAAGTTTGCCTCTGAGAAGCCCGCTGAAACGCCTCAGCGCCCAAAAGCAAATGTAGTTGCTTCTGCTTCTCGCAGTGTGGCCCCTAAAAAGATCACATTAACAGCATCGGAAGTCAACATCGCCAAGCGGTTGAATATTCCTCTCAAGGAATACGCCCGTCAGGTTGCGGTATTAAGGAGAAATGAAAATGGATGAGCAGGTTAGAACGCCACGGAGCAAAGAGTCACGAAATGAATTTCAGCGTCCCGCTAAATGGATGCCACCCCAACTTCTGCCTGAACCTGAAGCAGAAGATGGATGGGCTTTCCGTTGGATTCGGCTCAGCACTCTTGATAAACCCGATCCCGTTAACATTACTTCCAAACTCCGCGAGGGATGGGAACCTGTAAAAGCAGCATCGCAACCAAAGTTGAGCCTACTGAATAACCCTAACGGGCGATTTCCTGATGGTATTGAAATTGGTGGCCTGTTACTTTGCAAAACCCCGGTTGAATTCGTCAGAGATCGTGATGCTTACTACCTGAATCAGGCAGAGTCGCAGATGAACTCGGTGGATAACAACTTCATGCGAGAGAGTGATCCTCGGATGCCTATGTTCAAAGAGCGTAGCACCAAGGTCAGTCTCGGTAGACGTTAACAAACTTTTTGGAGCTTAAAACATGGCTTACCCCACTGTCTCAGCACCCTACGGTCTAAAGCCTATCAATTCTATTGATGGCAAGCCCTATGCTGGTGCTTTCCGACAGATTCCCGTTGCCGCTTCTTTTGGCACTGCTATCTTCTCTGGAGATACGGTTCAGATCGACAGCACCGGCTATCTGATTCTCTCAACTACCACCAACTCTGGCACTATTGTTGGCGTGTGCGTTGGCGGTTCATATGTGAACTCTAGCGGTCAAACCGTTGAAGGTCAGTATGTGCCCGCTTCCGTTAGCACTGCTACCAACCTTGCTTATGCGTATGTGGTTGATGACCAACAAGCACTTTTCAAAGTGGCTGTTGTGTCTTCTGGCACTACCATGAGTTCCGCAGGTCGTACCGTTGTCGGCACTAACTTGGCTTTGGTTCTCAACGCTGGCAGCACTACCACTGGTAACTCTGCTTTTGCTGTGACCTTGACCGGTGCAGGCACTACCGCCACTATCCCAATCCGTGTGATCGATGTTGTGCCTGAGACTGCTACCGCAGCCGACACTTACACCGAACTGTTGGTGAAAATCAACACTCACCAATATAACAACACCACTGGTGTTTAAGGAGTAAGAAATGGCAATTTCACGCGCACAGCTACTCAAAGAGTTGCTCCCCGGCTTGAACGCCCTGTTCGGTTTGTCTTATGCTACCTACCAGGAAGAGCATAAAGAGATCTATGAGACCGAAACCTCAGAGCGTTCTTTTGAAGAAGAAACCAAGCTGTCTGGATTCTCTGCCGCTCCGGTGAAGAACGAAGGCTCCGCTATTGCTTATGACAATGGTCAAGAGGCTTGGACTGCCCGCTACAACCACGAAACCATCGCTATGGGTTTCTCGGTCACTGAAGAAGCCATTGAGGACAACCTCTATGACTCTTTGTCTGCCCGTTACACCAAAGCTTTGGCCCGTGCAATGGCGTATACCAAGCAGGTTAAGGCCGCTTTTGTGCTGAACCAAGCGTTCAACACCACGGTGACCTACGGTGACGGTGTTTCCTTGTGTAACACTGCCCACCCCCTGATCTCTGGTGGCACTAACAGCAATCGCCCAACCACTGGCGCTGACCTGAATGAAACTTCGTTGGAAAACGCAGTTATTCAGATCGCTGGCTGGACGGATGAGCGCGGTTTGTT